TAGATCCGACAGGTTCTGGTTGGCAATCAGCGCACCCGACAGAGAGGCGTAGGCGTCAAGCCACTGACTGCCGTCGTAGACCTTCATGGCGTTTGATGTGCTGTCAAAATACAGCGCACCCGACACCAGCGCGTTGCCGTCGTTATCGACAGTGGGGGCGCTAGACTTAGATCCTAAATACCGATCATCGAAGCTATCTAAAGCAGCCAGCGCGGAGTCCCTAGCGGCCTCAGCGGCTGTCTGAGCCGTAGCGGCGGAAGAAGCTGAGTTACTAGCTGCCGTGGCGGATGTTGCGCTGTTGCCTGCCTGCGTCGTGCTGGTGCTTGCCTGCGTGGTCGCCGTGGTGGCGCTGGTTGCTGCGCTGGTCGCTGAAGTAGCCGCATTTGTTTCTGAGGTCGCCGCGTTTGTGGCGGAGGTTCCTGCGTTTGTGGCGGAAGTTCCTGCGTTAGTCTCGCTGGTGCTCGCCGCGCTGGCAGATCCAGCGGCAGCGGTGGCGGATGTCGATGCGTTACCCGCAGACGTAGAAGCTGAAGTTGCGCTGTTTGAAGCGTTAGTCTCAGACGTTCCTGCGTTAGTGGCGGAAGTTGCTGCGTTGGTTTCGCTGGTGCTTGCCGCACTGGCGGAAGTAGACGCGGCAGTGGCCGATGTCGATGCGTTGCTTGCAGACGTAGAAGCTGAAGTTGCGCTGGATGCGGCATTAGTCCCTGCCGTTTCAGCGTTGGTCTCGGCGGTCTCTGCTGCGGTCTTAGCAGTCTCAGCGGATGTCGCACTGGTTGCCGCGTTGGAGGCCGATGTTGAAGCCTCGCCTGCCTTTGTTGTCGCGGTAGTGGCAGACCCAGCAGCATTTGTAGCGGAAGTCGCTGCGTTGGTCTCCGACGTTCCTGCGTTAGTAGCGGAAGTCGCTGCGTTGGTCTCCGACGTTCCTGCGTTAGTGGCGGAGGTTGCTCCTGCCGTGGCGCTATTCGCCGCGTTTGTGGCGCTAGTTGCCGAGTTAGTCTCCGACGTTCCTGCGTTAGTGGCAGATGTAGCCGCTGCCGTGGCGCTATTTGCCGCGTTAGTGGCGCTGGTTGATGAGTTAGTCTCTGAGGTTCCTGCGTTTGATTCCGAAGAAGAAGCATTTGCCGCCGACGTTGCGGCGTTTGCTGCCGAAGACTCCGCGCTAGATTTCGCAGTTTCTGCGGCAACCTTTGCTGCCTCTGCTGCCTCTTTGGAGGCCAAAGCAGATGCATCGGCAACATCTTGAACGTCAGTACCTATATGTTCAAAAAATGAAGTCATTTGCTAGTACCCTGATTGAACTTGTGAAGTCGCCCCTGCGTACTCGCTGCTTTTGGCGTGTTGCAGCGCACGACCCATTGCGCTTTGGTAACCGCCCTCCCAGCGCGAACCGTCACTGCCCAGATAATTAGCAGCCTCTGCGAGAGTGGCGTACAAATAAACTTCGGGCAGTGTTTGAAAAACTGGATTAGTAGGATTTGAGGAAGACAGCTTGGTAGGGGCAAAGTAGTAAATTATTCGCAGAGTGTCCCCCGCAACTTGCGTTGGGTTCGGAAAGACAAGCAGTTTGGACTGCTCTCGCGCATACACCTCTGGGGCTGCGCCAGTGCGAGCAACGTAGCTGTGTATCTGTGTCAGCGACACGCGAGACAGCGGGTTGTAGTTCCAAAACAGATCCTTGACCTCTAAATAGTCGCTGGGAATCGTCGTGTATCCGTCAGACCCTAGATTCAAATCAGCGGTCTTTTCATTAATAGGCGATCTCAATTCATGGAAGATGCGATTCTCTGCAAGCTCGATAAAATCTGGGATGACAGAGACTAAATCTTCCCTATTGACCCAATCAGCTACCGAAGCCTTTAGGCCGTCATATGTGGTGAAACTCATAACCTGCCGCCCCGCGTTCTTAGGTACGCATACTCTGGGGAGTTGAGACGCTGCTTGATCTTCTTCTGATCCTCGTAGGTGGGGTTCATAACGTTGATCCCCTCCTTCATCCACTGCAACACGACAACCATCGGTATAGAGGCCACGCGCTCTGTCTCGCCGTACTTTGCGTGCTTATCAACCGCGTTAGATCGAGCAATGTTGTCGGCAATAATTGGAGCGATATCTTGCGTATGCGCTACATGCAGCTTGTCCTCGACCTCGTCGTGAACAATGTGGGGTGTTATCTCTGACATTCATCCGCCTCCAAAAGTAAAGGGTGCCTCCCCCCGAAGGGGGAGACGTGCTCAGGGGTTGTGAGCAATCTTTACGCTGTCAGCGCGTCGATCTTGCCGCTCGCCTCGTCGTGCTCGCAGACGAGCGTGAGTTCGGTGAGCATTTGTCTGCGATCAGAGTCGCCGGTTTTGGCTAAGACGATAGTCTGCATAGGTCGCAGAACTGCGCGTGACCAATACTCGGTGTCCAGCATTAACACCGTGTTGGCGTCGAGGAACCTATTCGGTACCACAGATATTGTGGAGAATGGAGTTACCAAGATATCGACAGAGTTAACTACCGTAGTGCCCGTGCCGAAGTCTCGGTTACGACCGGAGGCCGTAGCAAAGCCGGCAACCGTCACAGAGTGCGAAGGTGTTACCTGCATCTGCGTGGCATTGCCGCCTTTTTCGTACACTTTTTGTGCTACGTCGAGGACGAGTGCTTCCGTTAGCGCCCTGTTGCTCGAATCAGTGTTGGTGGTGTTTGCACTGATTTGGTTAGCTGCGGAAGTCAATTGACGTGCAGTTGAGCTGTTACCAGCGGTTCCTGCCTGTCCAGCGCCAACAAACGAATGTTCTATGTCGCGCTTGATTTCCTTACCGGCCTTAGCAATGGCATACGCCAAATCGCTGGTACGGCCATAGGTTCCAACGGCCTCGGCGGTGCCTGATACCTGCACGACCTTATCAAAAATCTGCGTGTTAGCAGTTTTCGTGGTCTGTGTGACGGTAGAGGCCGTACCTGCATCGGCTCCTTCGATGTTTGCATTTGTCGCTACGGCGGCGAGGGAGTCCTGCATCCACTGATGTAAAGTGTTAGAGGCCGTTGAGGTGCCAATGCTGGTGAGCATGGGACACTCAGTAGGGTCAATTTGGTAGATAATGTCTTCGACATCTTCCCGCTTACCGACCTGATCAAAAGTTGAGAGAGTACCTGATACTGTAGGCATTTTATTTCATCCTGTTCAAAAGGGCTGCTGCGGCGTCTTCAACGGAGCCTGTCTTGCTGAGTTTCTCCCGTGTCTTACGGGCACGCTCAGATTCAACAGCCTTAGTCGAGTCAGCTTTGCTGCCTGACAAAGTTTTAGTGGCAGACGGCTTTACTTTCTTTTTAGCCGCTACCTGTTTTGCCTGATCAAACTGCATGGCCTTCCATAGCGCGGTGATCACACGGTGATCGGAGACTTGATTAAACTCCTCACCGCTGACACCTAGACCTTGAGCATACTCCCCGATCTTGTAATACAAGTCGTTGTTCCAGTTGGGGATATTTGTTTTCAGGACAGTCAGACTTTCTTTCGCTGCCTCTTTCGCGGCTGCGTCGGTCTGTTGCTGTTGCTGAGTCTGGAACTGATCCGCCTGCGCCTTGATATAGTTGAAGGTGGACTGTGCCTGCTCATAGGCCGCTTTGGCCTGCCTATATTGTTCAGGGCTGTCTATCGCTGCCTGTTCCCAATTCACATTTTGAAAACGTGAAAGGTCTGCGCCAGCGGCAGACATTAACGCACTCATGGTTGCTTGAGCTTCTTCGGTTTGGGCCTCTAGAGCCTTCCTCTGCTCGGCTACCGCCTGCGTCTTTTTTGTGTAGTCGCTCTGCCTAAGAAATCCCAGCTTCAGCTCTTCGGCGGTCAGGGTCTCCCCATCCACTTCAAACGTCAGCTCTTCTGGTTCTTCCGTCTCGGCTTCATCGGTTGGGTCTTCTTCGACCTCCTCATCCTCGGCGGTGTCCTCTTCGGGCGCTTCCTCAAACTCTGCGTCTACAATTTCGGCTTCGTCAGCCTCTTGATCGGATTGCTCCTCAACCTCTGGGTTATCCAGCTCGGATTCCAAAAGCGCGGTCAATCGTTCAATTGTGCTCTGATCCGAAGAGTCTGTAGAAGGTTGCTCTGCCGGATCAATGTTCACTTCCGCCATTCTACTCACCCTCTTGTTGTTTACGCAACTCTAAGTTGTTGATAAGAGTAGCAAATTGCTGCACAAACAACTGCCCGGCTTGGAACTTAGAGTAGAGCCTCTCGCGCTCCTCTTGAGCCTCGGCTGGCGTTCTTAAAATTTGGTCAACTATCCCCTGATTCATCATCTGGAAGGCTTCGTTAAACACCGCAGAGTTCAACATCGCGCTGGCCGCGTCGGCCTTGCCTTGCAGCTCATGCATTTCCATCGTTTCTAATTCGCTCATTTTAAAAAGTCCTCGTCGGGTTGCTTTGTTTTTCTGGGTTTTTTGGTTTTTTCACTTTCCTCAGCCACAGGGGCAGCCGCCTGCGCCCTGTATGCCTCGAACTCCTTGAATACCTGCTTAATGTCAGGCTTGGGTTTCTTGTTCTCTTGCGCCCTTTTAATTACGGCGTCAAATCTGCTGAGATCATCCAATGCTTACGTTCCTCTTCTGTTCTCGTTCTATTTCCAGTTCCGCTTGATCGCGCTCGATATCGTGCAGGTGCTTCTCAGTGTCCAGCATCAGGCGAGCCTCTTTCTCTTCCTCAGTGAACTCCTGCTTCTCAAGCTCCAGCAACATGCGGTTCTGCTCCTTCACAACATCCAGCTCAAGCTGACCCTCTAGCACCGACACCTGACGGGCGGTCATGCCTGCGTTGAATTTCTCCATTTCTTCCTGACGCGCCTGCATTTCCTGCTGCATCTGCTGCTGTTGTTGCTGCATCTGCTGGAACTCTTGGCTGTTCGGATCTTGCAGGAACGACGCCCCGTCCTTGATGTTCAGCAGCTCGAAGGCGCGGGACAGCAGGGCGTGGCGCTGCTGCTGGCCGTAGAGGCCGCCAACGGTGGGGTCGGCTGGGTTAGATGTGAACTGGGTGTCCAGAGTCAGCAGCTTCTGGGCCTCTGCCTGCTGCTCCTCCGGGGTAAGCGCCACAGCTACCGTCATTTCGGTGCGGTCACCTAAAGCCGAGGGCGTTACGGGCTGGAACGATCCGTCGAGCTGTAGCATCACCGTCTCGTTCTCGTACTCAACGCCCAGCCTGTACAAGTCTTGCATCAACGGCTTCAGGAAGTTCTCAGCGAAGTTGCGACACATGACCATGATCCGCCGGTTAGAGGCGTTCATAAACGTGTTAATCAGATCGCTTGAGTTCTGCTTGCTGATGGCGGTGGAGTCCATGCCGCGAGACATTCGACTGCTACCAGAGCGTTGCTCTTTCTCTTGCTCGAAATTTTCGATGGCCGTATAGACGTTGCCGTTGAGCTGAGGCGTGGGCAGTGGTCTGACCACACTTTCTGGGTTGGGCGACATTACATCGACCACCGCGCCTACCCTGTTATCGAGCAGATCGCGTGGGTTCTTGACCAAAGACAGGTTTGCAACCCAGCGGCTGGTGGTGGTTAACATCAAGTGATCGACCACGCCGCGCTTGAGTGAGGACATCGTCTTCTGCAAGTCGCATAGCTGATCGGCCAGAGACATGCCGTAGAAGCGGTGCGGGAGCGGGAAGGGCGTAAAGGTGCGGAAAGGCATCTCAGCCACCAGCTCAATGTCCAGCATTACATGACGGCTGTGGATGCACTTGTAGTACACGCACTCGTTAAGCTCCGCGTCGTGGCGCTTGATGTAACTCTCGTACAGCGTCACATACTCGCGGTCTTTGGCGTCATCCAAGCCGAATCTGTCGTGGCGGAAGCTATCAACGGAGTCCCGGCCAATCGAGCCGTCCTCCTTCAGCATGTCCTCCTCATCGAGCTTGGCAACAACATCGGGGTCAAAGCCCTCAGCCAGCAGCTCGCCACGGGTGCGCGCCATGCGGTGCGAGCAGAAGTCAGAGTCCTGCACGGTCTTGGCGCGTGGGTTGATTAGGAAGTCTTCAGGCTCCACGGTCTCGACGCAGACCTTCGATGTGTCGAAGCGGCGGCGGGTGGTGCCCGATATCGCCACCTGCGAATAGGCGGTGCCGGTCTGCTCGTCCACGATCTCAACCGACTCCTCCATCATCTCAATCAGCTCCACGTCTGGCGCTGACATCATCACGTTGAACTCGTTCTCGCTGAACTGGCTAAACTCCTCGGACTCGTATCGGTAGTCGGCCTTCCAATACCGCTTCACCACCCCGGTCTTGGCAATCAGCGCGTCGTGGATAACGTCCGCGAGGATCTTGTAGCCGTTGTTCTGCCGGTAGAAGTTGTAGTTTGTCCACGCCGTAGCCATCCGGGCAGTGAAAACATCCTCCGGCGACTGCGGATCGAAGCGGCATATGTTCCTGTCGGCGCTGAAAGTCTCCAACATCATCGCCTTTACAGCCTCAACGGCGTCGAAAACGTCGCGGGACACATGCTGGCTGCGTCCGCGAGTCTCGTTACCCATCGGCTCGCCGTAATAATATCGGTGGCCCTTGTCGCGCTGGTCGCCTACCTCGCTGTTGGCGTAGGTGTCGGCTGCGTCGATGTTTCGCTCCAGTGTCGAGAGCAGCTCCTGCTCGTCAATAGTCATATTCATGGCTTAGGTATCCTTCTTTTGTACCAAGTTGCTGCTGCTCTGCGTTGTTTTGACCGAATCTGGTCACCGATATGGCCGCGTAGCGCGTTGCGTCCATCAAATCGTCGAACTCTTTGTGAATTTTTCCCTTCTTGCGGTGGTAGCGCCTAAATTCCTCAAACCACGGGGATAAGTTGCTGAAAACCTGCAACCTGCCGGTGCGGAACCGCTCCAGCATCTCCATCAGCCCCGGCTCCACATAGTTGGTGCCGTCTGGGTTGGTGAACTTGCCGATCATCAGCACCCCGGCCTCCAGATACATTTCCGCCAGTGTCTTGCCAGACCCCTTTTCTGTGCTGTCGCCGTCGTGGGGGTAAATCATGGGGATGGTTTTCCCTCGTGACTTGATGGCCGAGGCGTGTACCGCCGGAATCTCGCCCTCTTTCTTGTAAATGTCGTACACATAGATGCAGTCGTTGTCTGGGTTGTAGGCCGTCCAGACCACGCAGGTGGGGTGAGTAATACCAAAGTCGATGGCGGCCAGTTTTTTGTAGTGGCCGGGGATCTCGAAGGGATCGCACTTAACGACCTCCTCGGAGAGCGCGAACACCATGCCCTCGCCAAGCACCGGGATGCCCTTGGAGCGCATATCGCGCTGATACTCGGGGATAGCAGCCAGTAGCTGCTCCTTCGTCTCTTTATTTAAGTGCTTCGCATCGTCCCAAGTCGCATTTGCGAGGTGCTGCCCAGAGGCCCGGTTATCCATAAACTGGGCAACCAGCTCGGTGACACCGTTCTCTGGCGTGAATGTCATCGTGACGTACCCGACCTCGCCGCCGTTGCCGGTGGCGGTTCTTGTTAGGCACTGTGGATAGATCGTTGGATCAACGGGTTCCTCGTCAATCCAGATGAAGTCTTGGGAGCTGCCCATCAGGACATGCTGGCCCTGCGTGTAGGATTTGAAACTTACCAGTGAGGTGTTGCCTGCGGCGTGCCTGACTGCAACATCACGCGGGAGACGTGGCGTGCCCATTGCCGGTGTGACCTGATAGACCTGATCCTGACGGATAAGGCCGTTACCGTCGAATTTGCCCTCGCCTAGATAGGCACCAAACAGCTCCTTCACCACAACATCGCGGAGCTGCTCTCCAGACACCCCTAAGCACCATATCGAGGTTGGTTTTTTGAAGCGTATTCCGCCCCACCAATCGGGGTAGTTGCCGGTTAGATGAAAAGCTACCTCCACGGCCATGCTGGCGGTCTTGCCGACTCTGTTTGCAGCCATCAAAAGGCGCTGCTTGTTTTCGTTTCCGGCCTTATAGAATTTGCGCTGCCAAGGGTAGGGCTTGAAGTGGTCTAGCCGGTGGGTTCGCTTGTGTTCCTTTACGACAGCGATGGCCTTGGCTATCTCCGCCGCTTTTTCCTGCTGCTCTTCTGTCAGTTCAGGAGTCCCTTTTTTGCGAACCGCTTTTTTTGAAGTGCTTACTGCCACAAACCGCCCTCAGTATGTAACTCGATATACCCCCCGTAGCCGCCCCACAGCGGAGTCCCGGATTTGCGAAGCCGATCTGACCCGGATCGCCCCCCAGAACCTTGACGGCATCGAGATTCGTAAGTCATTGATTTAATTAGACTTTTTCCCAGGGCCGAGGGCCGGTACAGTTGTAACTGTACCAAGGTGGCCGTCAGCCCCCGTCCTACCTAGGCGACGGGTTATACCTGACAACCGCATCACAGCTTCGACGGGTCAATGCCCGCGGCCTTCAACGCCTCGATCGCAGCATCGAGCTGCACATCAACGCCCACCGCGCCGCTCACATCGACCTCCTGCCGGTCTGTCCAGCCCCCTCGGTTCTTCAAGAAGAATATTTGCGCCGCGGTCTTGTCGCCCTCGACAGCACCCTTGTGCAACGCATTGGTGACAGCGGTAAGACCAGCGGCCTTCCCGGCCTTTAATGTGCTAACGAACTGTTCATCGTTTTTCTTGCGCCTTTCAAATGTGGGCGTGCTCACGCCAAGGCTTGCCGCCATCTGCGCCTCGGTTAGCCCTATCTCTGCCAGCCGGTACAGCTCGTCGAGGTTTATCTCTTTTTCGTTTGCCATATAAATGCCTTGCATTTCAATTGCTTACGCAGCGCATTATGCGCCTAACAACATCGCGTTGTGAACCCACTTTGATATTGTTTTTAACGCCAGCCGCACGCAATAACGCCTACCCGGCACGGTTGACACGCCGCGGAGCATCTAAGTCATTGATTTCATTGAAGTTGCCGGGTGAGTGGCCTGTGCCGGTCTTTTTTTTCAATCCATACGGGATGGGGTTTTTAGGGGCGTACCAGTGGGTGGCAGCGTCAGCCTCCAGTTATGGGTATGTCTTTTTCATTTTCATATGGATTACCTTTTACCTTGTCTCACTTGTCTCTCTCTCTCTGTTTAAGAGAAAGGGTAGAAAAGATAAGGGTTTCAGCGCTCCGGGTAAGTGTTCCGGGTGATCTCAGGCTCCTCCATATCCTCAGCACACCCGGCACAACGGAGGCGAGGGGGCCGCTAATTCTCGCCCTTGCCCCCGGTCAGTACATAGTCCTTCAGCACCACTCCTAGTTTGGCATCGCCGCGCCTGTGCTCTTTAATCCATGTGCGCTTAACGAAGTCGCCGTACTCGTCACGGTATACACGCCAGTGCCCACGCACTTGATGCAGGCGCTTGCCGTATGCCTCATCGCGTGGCTCTAGCTGTCTGGTCTCCACGCCATCAGGCTTGGGTAGCTTGATCTTGCAGCGGTAGTACGAATCACGGGGTGTGACCTTGGGGCTGCGCCCTTTCTTTGATCTCTCAAATCGCTTTTGTTCCCTCGCTATCCAAGGGTAGTTCAGGACACGCAGCGTCTCCCAAGACAGCCGTATCAGGTACGGCACCCACGCTTCTTTAAATTGCTCGAAGACTTGTTTGGTGTACTCCTTCCCAAACAACTCCTCCATATGTATGCAGCCTACAGATCGCAGCATTTCGAGGTAGCCATCACTTGCTTCAGCGTATGGCTCGCCTTGAAAGTTCATGCCATACATCAACAGCGACATGTGATTATAAATGTCTAGGTCAACTGGCGGCCTGCGACTCTCTGTCTTGAAGCTCCTGCCAAGCATCGAAACATAAACCTTGTCGATCTCGCTAAAGTCGTGGAAACAGTATGCGTCTATCTGCCCATCGTGGTGCTCTGTTAGTAGCACACCGATTCGCTCGAATTGATAAATGTTCTTTTTTTCGCCAGTTGAATCTGTAAGGAAAGGAACGTAGGTTTTTGGTTGATCTTCAAGGATGACGTATCCGCCAGACCAGCCAAGAGATCCCATGTGCTTATTGAAATTGACCCCGCTAAACTCCAGCCAACAATGCTTGAAGGGGAGTCGCAGTTCACTCTGCGCCTCGACTATGTTTCGAGTCATCAACTTGACTGGCAGGTTGCCCTCGTTCTGAGTCAACTCGGCCCAGCTACTCTGCTTAAACACCTCGTCCATCAGAGCATCGTCAATGTCAAACTTGCGAGAGGTCTTGAGCCTTCCGTTTAACACTTCGTGAAGCATTCTGCCAGCGTCTGGCTTCTCTGGCTTGTGCGCCCCCAGAATGCGCTTCTCAGGCTTTCTAAGGGCGTACATGACGTGCTGATATAGATCTCCTTCCATCACAGCCTCCTATCGCTTCAATCGGTATAAGTTCTCGCCGCTTGGAAGCAGCTCCCGAGCGCGTTCATCCATGTACATGAAGTTGCTGCTGTCAGCGCCACACTCCCAGCACTTGGCATCGAAATCGCCGCCATTCTTGGCGTGGTGCCGCTGCTGTCGGTTGCACTGGCTGCATACGAGCCAATCAGTGAGCGGGGTGCCCAATATCTTGTACCGCTTGTTGGTCAGCACCTCTTGCGGCGACACAGCCTGCCAGTACACAGAAATCTTTCTGGTCTTACCCTTTGGTGAGCTTTGCATACCTTTCTCCCCGGGCCGCTTACGCGGCCTCCTCGTCCAGATTGACGGCCTTAGTTGGCCGCTTGTAGAAGCCGAACTTGTCATCGTCACGCGATGGCTCAACCGCCGCCATGAAGGTGACTCGCGCTCCGCGACTGGCGTGTAAGCTGCTGGGGATGCTGCCCCACACCTTGAAGCCCCGGTCATCCTTAACCAGCATCTTCCAAGTGTCGCCGTAGTAGCCCTCTTGCAGCTTGATGGCGAGTATTTCGCCGGTAATTTCAACGCGCCCGGTAGGGCATGGCTCGGCGGCATCTAACTCCGCCTGCTCAGTGGCGCGTTGGGCAGCCGCGGCTGCAACCTTTGGAGCCTCAAGGTAAGACTCGATGGCGTCAGCCACGTCCTTGCAACGCTCATCGATGTAAACGTGAGCCATGTGGTCGCCGTCACGATCCTCAAAAGACTTGCCGGTGGTGACAATAACGATGCCCGACAGCGCCTCGATGACGGCATCAGCTCGCTCGACGGTGATATAGGTGACGCGGCGCAGCGGGTAGCCAGTGCGCTTCTCAGCGTAGTCACTGCAAAACAGCTTGATCTGCTTGCTCCAAGGCAGGAACTCGCCAGCCATGAAAACACCATCAAGCACGGCCTCTTCCTCGCCAGCACCGTTGTAAAGACACCACTCCCAGTGGTAGTTGTCGCA